GGTTGATGTTTGTTCTTGTAAGATTGTTGTAACTGAATCGTCACCGTAAAATAATGTTTTTAATGTAAATAATGGATTTAGTAATTTAGATGATCCCTCACCAATTCCCGTCAAAAATGTATTAATTCCACTACCAACACTTCCAAGACCTGAACCGAAAGCTCCGAAAGTTTGACCTAATGCACCAGCAGATTCAGACGCTTGAGCTGGTCTAACAAGTACGTTATATAGAAAAGCAAGTCCTAAACCTATAACTGCAATAGGCACAATTTTTGTAAGTAAACCTGTAATTACCATTCATTAAATTAATCTTAGTTATACAAAAACCTTTCACCTTTACAAGTTGGACAGTCATTTAATGCAAAATATTCTTTACCTGATGCGCCCATTTCATTAGTTAAAACCTGACCTGTCGGAATTTTTGATACTGTATCTTCGCAAGTTTTACAAGGTTGATTCTTCAATTGCTGTCTGGGCCTTTGTATTGTTTCCTGGTTGCCTGGTGAATTTTTCCACAATTGATTTAATCGCATCTGGGTTGGATTTAATATAGTTCTCAATAAACCCTATTGCATTTTTGTTCTTTAAAAGTGGTCTTATTGAAGCGGGGAGCTGTGGGGCAATCTGTTCTATGATGCTACCTATTGCACTGAATGGATCATCTGCTTCATCTGGTGATATAGAAATTGACTTTTTAGCCTGGTTGACTCTACCTGTTAGTCTTTTATTGGTTGATTCAAGGTCGGCAATATACAAATCATACTGTCTTTTAATTTTATTACTAATCGGCGAGCTTCGACTAAAATTCCTAGTAACAATAACAGCGCCGAAGCTAGCACAAATAATTGAAACCAGGATAAAAAGAGGTAAGTATTGCTCAATCAATACTCTATTTACTTTACATTTACTTAATATTTCCTTGGATTAAGCCTTTAGGCCCACTTTATGCCTGTTTTTTACTTAAATACCCAGACACCTTGATTGCCACTGCAGATTTTTGATCTTTAGTTTTTCGGGCTAAAAAGTAAAATAATTAAATGGAGCCGACACTATCGAGGACATCAAAAGTCCGAGATACGAGTATTATTACTCGTTGATTTAATTTAGTTTGCTTAATTAAATGGAGCCGACCACATGGTGAAAAGAAATTGACAAAAGAAAATTAATGATACTACATGGTTGATTGAATAATGACTGATGAATATAATTTTGAGATACAAAAATGTTCAAAATGCCATAAAGTAGAACCTTGCATAGAAAAGATCACAAATTCACATCGAGCAGGTATTGTGCATAGTTGGTATTGTAAGTTTTGTTTTGGTTGGACAAAAACAGATGCTAAAATCAAAGATGAAGTATATCAAATCATGGTGCAATGTGGGATCGAGGACATTGAGAAATGTTAGTGTTCAAATTAAAACACTACAAAATAAAAACACCTTTTTGTGATAGTTGCGGAAAAATGATCTCTAACGACCTGGCAAAAAAATTAACTGTATGTAATCATTGCCAAAAAAAACTATGACCTACTGCTGTAATTTCTGTAGGCGCACTTTTCGCTGGGAAAATTACATCATCAAGCACATGATAACACGCCACAAAGCCCAACTATATCACACCAAACAGCTAAAATTTCCGACACCAACAGCCAAATACATCTAATCCCCTTTTTTCTTTTATTTAAGTAGTGGTCTTTTAAAAGATACCACTTGCGATAATCATTAAAAATTAACGATTAACAAACTTAAACAATACTTAACCCCAATAACAGTATAGCTTGTATTTCCAAAGTCGAATTTAGAAACATTCGAATTCCTGGATATTCCAGGACCTACATCCAAGGTCGGCGTGAACTGTTCGCTATTCGTCAGCACTAAGCGTCCATTTCTATGCCTGTTACTATCATGCTGGTATTTGATTCAGTTGACTGACCATTTACATACCTAGCTGTAGCAAAACTAATACTCACAGCAAAAGTCACTGATGATTCTGGTGCGATTTCAACTGTATCTAATACTTGCGTTCCACTTGCTGAATCTGCAGACGCTGAGTTCCATAAATGAAACGGACTACTACCAGACCTACCATTTAAGAGAGTAACCTCAAGAGCCAAAAAGACCTTAGTTGCAGGAACCTGATAATCAGATCCATCAAACTGTAATGTTTTTGTGGCAGATGCAACACTAGCTGACATGGTTTTTACTTCCATGTCTGAAGTCCTAACAAACATCTGACCTCCTAAACGTAGAGTTATAGGCGTTTCTGCCATTACATCAACGCCTCAATCGGCACTTCATTCCCACCGTTAAATTGAATGCTTGTGCCTGTTACCACACTATTTTTAGCTTGTAATGCACCGCCCTCACCGACCACACTATCATGCCTATGTACTGTAACACCCGTTACACCGCCACCACCGCCAAAACTCATTATAAAGCCCTCAACGGTCTTGATTTAGGCATAGCGCTCATCTGACCTGATATAATGACAGGCCCCAAAGCTCCTGGCAATATCGTTACACTTACAATATTCATATTACTGAAGCTCCGAAAGTTTGAAGTTGGTAAATTAATCATTGGACCTGTAGATGAATTAAGTCTATAGCTCGCTGTATTAGTTGCATCTTGGTTTTCAATTTGTAAACTAATAGCTACGGCATTAAATTCTGTAGGAAATGTGACTGTTCTTTGAACAGCTCCAGCAAGTATGGTTATAAAAATTGGGAATGATTCGATCTCTGTTGATGATGGCTTTGTTAAAATTTCAAAACCCTGAATTACTGTAGGCATTTTTTAAAAACCTCTAGAACATATTTGCGTATTTTACAATGAACTGATATGCTTGTACACCACCGCCAATTATTGTTTGTGCTGATGAATAACTTAATTGTTTTCCACCTGATGCGCCACCAACTGCAATATTTAATGGACCTGGAACAGTTCGGCCAGCTGATCCAGGATTAGAGTTAGAACTAAAGAAAGTTGGACCTGCCTCTAAATTATTAATAAATAATCTAGTCTGAAATTGAACTGTTGTCAAGGGTTGAACTGCATTTACGAAATCCACGATTGAATTGTCTTTATTTAACTGTTGCACTGATAAGCCTGTAACATCATCTGTTGCTAGTGCAAAAACATTGATAGCACCAGGGGCTATTCTTGTATATTGTCTCATTATTGGAACTGCCATCTAAAGAACCTCCATTGCAGGAGCTACATTAGCGTTTCCTCCTGGTCTTGAAAACATAGATAAAGCCATAGATCCAATAATACCCTCAATTCCGCCCATTAAATATGCACCTGCAGGAGATGCGTATTTACCTATTGCAGAATTAGGCGCAATCAGTGAAATAACAGCTGTAGCAATAGTTGCACCGCCAACGCCTAAGGCTACCTTTTTTAGTGTGCTGGAGCTTGTAAGGGATTTTAATTTCAACGTATTATTAGACTTCTTACGAGCTTTATTAGTTTTTCGTATAGACTTAATTTTTGTATAAGCTCTTCTTGCTGTTTTTCGTACGCCCCCTTTTTTAGTTGATCTCTTTTTTGCCATTTGTCCTAATTTTTTATCATTTGCTAATTGTTTAGCACTTCTTTTTTTCTTAGCCAAATCTTGTGGGCCTTCCGAATGCTCTACTTGTTGACGTTACGGTTGCTGGGCCTGTTGAGGTTACGGTTTCGGTAAATCCACCACTTTCATCTGCTGTACTTGTAGCTGTTACTGCTGTTTCTGGCGTAACCCCTGGTTGATCTGATGCCGTATTAACTGCTGGATTACTTCTTGTAGTATTTGATGCGGTTGATGTTTGTTCTTGTAAGATTGTTGTAACTGAATCGTCACCGTAAAATAATGTTTTTAATGTAAATAATGGATTTAGTAATTTAGATGATCCCTCACCAATTCCCGTCAAAAATGTATTAATTCCACTACCAACACTTCC